TTACTCCCCATCCCCGGGCAATAAGGGCGCGTGCGCTATCCACTTTTTTGCCCGTCCATATTCAACGGCTTCTTTGAGGAGTTCATTTTCCATCGTTTTCTTGCCGAGCAGGCGCTGGAGTTCTTTAATCTGCTTCATGGCGGCAGCAAGTTCAGAGGCAGGAACAACCTGTTCTCCGGCGGCGACAGCAGTAAGACTTCCTTCCTGGTATTGCTTACGCCAGAGAAATAACTGGCTGGCTGCTACACCATGTTGCCGGGCAACGAGGGAGACCGTCATCCCCGGTTCAAAGCTCTGCTGAACAATTGCGATCTTTTCCTGTGTGGTACGCCGTCTGCGTTTCTCCGGCCCTAAGACATCAATCATCTGTTCTCCAATGACTAGTCTAAAAACTAGTATTAAGACTATCACTTAAATAAGTGATATTGGTTGTCTGGAGATTCAGGGGGCCAGTCTACGTTTCAATAATTATTTTGAATTTTCGCATTTCACTACCGCCCTTTCGGACGGCCTCCTGATGTTCTGAGGGTGCAGAAATCCCTCCGGTTAAGGATTAAATTTTTAACAGAGCTAAATTTAATTATTCAGTTCTGGATTTTGTCGCCCTGCGTATCCGCGCTTTCGCGTTACGCTCAATCTGAATTAGCTTTTCTATATTTTTTCGCCTTTCCCGCTCCTCCTGGCGCAAGTGCCTTACATCATCTGCCAGTCTGGTTTCTCTTTTCGCCACAGAGAGCATCCAGTCAAATGGCTCCACAACTGCACCGCAGATTTTACAGCGGACCTGACGCTCTTTTTCGTCAACCCGGACAGAGGCGTGATGACAATATGGTCTTTCCGATGGCTCATAAAGAAAATTAACCTGATTACGAGGGTCATCCTCTTTTACCGGAAATAAAACGATATTGCTTAACTCATCCTCTGGTTTTATTTCCATGCTCCTCTCCTTTGATGCGAATGCCAGAGACGCGTAATGCGTGTTCTAGGTCAATCAGGTAAAGCCAACTGCCATTTTCTTTAGGTATCATGACATGTCGCTCATCTGCATTTATCGGGTGTCCATATCGAAGGTCGTAGCGAGTCGGTAATTGAACTTCCCGCGCTTCCAGTTCAGCAATACGCTTGCTCCCATCAGAGATAACGCCTTCGTAATACTCACGCTGCTCTTTGAGTTGTGATTTTGCTTCTTCCAGTCCATCCAGCAAATCAGCGATAATATCCGCTTCCCGATGACGGATGTGACGCTTAAACGCAGCAAGAGCCGCATCACAATCCCGTTCAGCATTTGGGCTGTCCGGGATAGCCTGATACCACGCCAGCGTCGACTGATAGTTTTGTGCTGCCTCACGAAGCGCCTCATAGTTAACCTCTCTCATTGAGCCACCTCCTGATAAATCACTGCATGCCCCAGTTTCTCCGCCAGTGCCAGCTCTGCCTTAGCGCCCGCTGACCGCTGCCAGCCATTCAGCATGTAAATCGCATCCACACAACGAATCATTGCCATGCAAATATCCATGTAGTGCGGCTGTGTCAGCCCGTCCGGAAGTACTGCCGGGTTTAAGACGGTATGCCCTTCCCGTTTCAGTTCCTCTTCCGCCTTGTGAAACGCCTCACGGTTGAAATTTTCATATCCCGTCATTGGACCGGCAATATAAACTCTGACCCTCACTCCATCACCTCCTGAAAGTTTCCCCGATAGAACGCCAGCACACGCTGCATAACTTCGCTCTGGCGGCACTCACGACAAATTATGTTCTGCCGTCTGTTGTAACGACGTATTTCTCCGTCAGGTAACTTTCGAATCAGTGTCGGGTCAGCAGCCTTCTCCGGTGTCTTACGCCATACGCGATACGCCTGCTCTGATGGAAATACCCCGCAACCAGAGAGCCAGACATCACCACTGGCCGCAAGCGCACCAGATAAACGACGAATAGCGGTCTTACTGACACCCGTTTTATCTGCCAGTTGTCGAAAAGTTTCTCGTCCGCTCAGGCGCACGAATTCCACAATGCGCGCCTTCACTTCTTCCCGCTCTTCTGGTGTAAATACTTTTGCCATAAGCGCCTCCGGCAATCACTTTTCCGATACAACACGGCGGGAAGAATCAGTAATCTGTCGAACAATATCCCGGTGCTTGTTCAGCTCCCGCAGCGCAGCACAGACTCGCTCCCACTTCTGGACATCACTTTTCGCCCGGCGCAGCTCGCGGTTAGCCACATGCAGCGATGGTAGAATCAGGTCATCTGCTTTCATTTCGGTGATCGATGGCTGTAACCTCACAATGTCTTCCACGATTTCTGTTTTCATTTCTTCCTGTGCCATCATTTCCTGTACTGGTAACGCAACACCTGCTGGCTGAGGAAAGGCTTTACCATCGGTTTCCGCTACGGATGCAGCTTCCGGCTCTGCCGGTAAATCAGCACCCGGTATGCAGTAACGAAATTTACCGCCCTGATTCACGCGAATCAGACGCCCTTTGCTGATTGCCATTGCCAGCGTTGAAGCCACTTTGCGTGATGTGATGCCGAAAAACGTAGCCAGTTCATCCGCCGTTTGTGGTCCGCGTTGTTCAATCGTTGCGGTTAAATCGCACTCTGAGATTTTCGCTACTGTCGCCGTGGTGGTTTCTTCCGGCTGTTCTTCTGGCGCTGGCTGTTCCTGCTGAACGTTGTTATCAGCCACACGCCAGGTGTATACGCTTTTATCAACGAAACCAGCCTTTTTCAGTTCCCACAGCTCGTTCAGTACCTCTTCACGACTGATATCAAGTCGCGCAGCCAGTTCTACCGACGTGGCTTTTCCCATTGCTTTCAGTGCGTCAAAAACAGTCTCCATTAAAATTTCCTCCAGGTAAAAATCACTTCGCAATTCCTGGCTGGACGACATTCGGACGCCAGCTCTCCCAGTTAAAATTCACCCATCGCCCGCCGTTCATGGTCATGCGATCCATAATCCTCTCGCCGAGCAATGTTTTCATGGCCTCATAGTTCAGGTTTGTCAGCATCCCCACGCTGCGCATCGACGCTGTCCGGCGATCAACAATCTGGTGCAGCACCACCTGCTCGTTTTTTGTCTCGCGCTGAATGCCAATTTCATCAAGAACCAGCAGATCCACTTCGCACAGCTCCCGCAAAAATTTTTCGCCTGACTGCCCGTCGTCATAGCTGGCGTGCAGGGCGCTCATAACATCAGCCACGGTAACCACAATCACTGTCTGACCGTCTTTCAGCAGGCGATTCCCGATAGCTGCCGCTAAGTGATTCTTCCCGGTACCAGGTTTTCCGCTGAACGCAAAATTTGTACACCCGGTCATCAGTTCATCGGTGATGGATTTCGCCTGACTTAACGCGTATCGCTGGCCGTCGTTCTGCACCTGGTAATTCGCAAACGAGCATTTACGGTGCAACGGCTGGATGCCAGAGCGATTCAGAATTTTTTCCACCCGCAACTGACGATTCAGGCGGTTGATCTCCTCGCAACGTTTCTGGCCTTCAGCAAGTTGCCACTCACGCCACTCCGCAACCGTTCTGAATGGGGCGGTTACATGTGGTGGGGTCAGTCTGCGGATACGCTCCAGAACGCCGCCTGTCGCAATATTTTTCATGGTCTGTTACCCCCTGAAGCCTGGCGGGATCGCACTGTCCGGCAACGAGACGGTGTTAACCTGTCGGAGCAACGTCTCAGGCCGAACACCTTTCGGTGCGAACAAGCCCTGGTATTCATTGGCGATGCTGTGTCGAATCACCTGCTCAGGTGTAAAACCCTGCTGACGGAATTTTTCCAGTTCCCGTATCGCCCCGTTAGCGCCCTGCTCCGTTCGAATCGGTTTTCGCAATGCCTGCCTGAACTGAACCCACTCATGCCAGAGTGTTTCCGGCAACCAGTCAGGCAGCTCGATAGCCTCCGGCTCGAATTTTTTAGACGCTCGTTTTTGGCGAGGGGGATTTAGGGGGAGATCAGTATTTATATCTTCCTCTTCCTCTTCCTCTGGTAACGCTTTTTGATCCGTTTGTGTAACGCTGGCAGCGTTACCCTTTCGTTTCAGTTCGCGTATTTTTGTAACTCGCTCGTTTGTAACCGCCCGTTTTTTTGAGCTTTTTCCGTTATGACGTTCAAAGTTAGGTAGAGAAAGCCCAACGTCATTTTCGACCAGCCATCCAACCTGAATTAACGCATCAGCAAAACCAGCCATAAAAGTGATGCGATCTATTGCACTTTTTGTAACGCCGCGAGCGTTACAATCTGCATTACCGTCTATCATTTGTTGATCCGCCCATGCCCAGAAGCGAATAACCTTCCCTAATGCGGCATCTGGATCAATATTCAGAATCTCAGCAAGCCTGAATATTTCCGGCTTATCCGGCGTAATAACCTCGAGCTTTATCCAGTTTGAAGCCATTTGTTTTCACCTTGTAACGCTCGCGTCGTTACATTTAACTGATACCGAACAAAACAATCCGGCACGATTAATTTCAATCAATGCACTACGACAGAATCGCCGGGCGACCCACCACCGCTGAAATGTGCTTTCCGGTAAACGGCCTGGACTGCATCATCATGCGCATCAATTGCCGTACTCAACGCTTCCTGCGCCGCCAGTAATGCACGGCGTTCCAGGGTATCGAAGATGCAGAGTCGGTGACGCAGCTCGCGCGGAAGAATTGCCAGAACCGCAGGGATCAGTTTCTGAATTTTTTCCCTTTGCGCTTTCGTTTCACCTTTCAACCAACGGTGATAGATATTCTGCTGATTGTTCCAGTCCTTGCCTGGTATAAGGGGCAATTCGCCGCCCCCCCCCTGGCGCAGATATTCTTCAGTAATTGCGTTAGCGACCCACGCCTGCCCTTTTTCGGCTGCCAGGGCTAACAACACTGATTCGATGTGCTTATGCCTGATTTTCATGAATCAACCGCTCCTATGCTGTTTTCGCTATGCTTACCGTCTGGGGGGAATACATCGTCAAGTCCACAATGAGCGCCAAGCCGATTAAGGGTAGAAACAATTTTTCTGCACTCCTCTAGTCCAGGGGTACGAAAATTTGCTTCGTAATTTGCCAGTCGGCTTTGTATCCACCCTAACTGAACAGCAAGTTGTCTTTGAGACAGCCCAAGCTGTTTTCGATATGTTGAAATTTTGTTCATTGAAAACCTCCGATGACAATTTTAAACACACCTTGTGTTATATGGTCAAGCTATTTTGTGTTTTATGTAAATCACGATTCGTGATACAAGGATGCAATGGAAAAAGAAAACGAAAAAATTGCCGCTAGTAGGCTCAATGACAAAATTGCAATGCGTCTTAAAGAGCGCAGGCAGAAGCTTGGTTTATCTCAAGGAAAACTTGCTGAAATCTGCGGATGGACGCAATCGCGTATAGGTAACTATGAGGCGGGCAGCAGAAATGTTGGAGTGCATGACGCTGTCATATTGGGAAAGGCACTTGGCATATCTCCTCCTGAGCTCCTCTTTGGAGAACAGGAATCTTCTGAATTGTGGTTAAATGAATCCCAACGAAAACTTCTTGAGTTGTTTAACCAGCTACCGGGCTCAGAACAACAACGAATGATTGAGCTATTTGAAGTCCGGCTAAAAGAAATCGATGAGTATGTAGAAAAATATTTGAGAGGCAGGCTTAAAGATAATCCCCCACCGGAGTAATGATCTTGCTATCACAGTAATATGCCAATCAGCCCGCTATCAGCGGGCTTTTTTGTACCATCATCATATGACACCCACCACAAAACACATTCCGTGTTGACACAAGAAAACGTATTGTGTTTAATAAGCATATCCAAACAACGCCCCACCAGAGAACGGCAGGACAATACCTCGAGTTATCCAGCCACTGAACAGGGCTAAGTAGCCAGCCTGAGGCATACGAACATGACGGCAGTTGTTGATTGATACAAAGCGCAGTAGATAAAACGTTCCGCCACCCGGCGTTAAGGGGAAATGAGGTCAACATGGATACTATCGATCTTGGCAACAACGAATCTCTGGTATGTGGCGTGTTTCCCAATCAGGACGGCACATTCACCGCCATGACGTATACCAAAAGCAAAACGTTTAAAACCGAAGCTGGCGCACGTCGCTGGCTTGCCAGAAATACTTGCTAATCCATTATTTGGATTAATTCAATATTCTCGCTGTAGGGGTATAGCAGAAACCACCAAAGCCCGGAGGTGGTGAAATAAAACCGGGCACAACACGAAGGCGCATTTCCGATATCCATAAAGAGTCGTTCTTGTCTGTTAAATTTAAATGGTGGGAGTGCGCCTCCGGTTGTAAATAACGACATTGCTATGTGTAGTCTTTGGCGGCATCAGTTCTACTCCGTGGCTGCCCTGCCGCCCCTTTTTAAAGTGAATTTTGTGATGCAGTGAATGCGGCTAAGCGCACGCGGCACAGTTAAAAGCATCAGTGTTATGGGTGGATTATCCGGCGTTAATTGTTAACTGGTTAACGTCACCTGGAGGCACCAGGCACCGCATCGACAAAATTCATTTGTAAAAATGGAGATAATTATGATTGCTCATCACTTCGGAACTGATGAAATACCACGTCAGTGTGTGACCCCTGGCGATTATGTTCTTCATGAAGGTCGGACATATATCGCCTCGGCAAACAATATTAAAAAGCGAAAACTTTATATTCGTAGCCTGACTACAAAAACATGCATTTCTGACTGCATGATTAAAGTCTTCCTCGGTCGTGATGGTTTACCTGTAAAGGCGGAGTCATGGTAATGACTAAGAAAATAAAATGTGCTTATCACCTTTGCAATAAAGAAATTGAAGAAAGCAAAATCATTACAAGACCACTTCATTTCATGCGTGGAGTTATACCAACGACGGAAATGAAAAAATATTGTAGTGAAATCTGTGCCGAAAAAGACCAGATGGCACACGAACTTTAATTAACTGACTATCCGAAACTGAATTTATGCCAGCAATGGCAGGGATTCGCTCAACCTTAATTAAGGAGAAAAACATGATTACCAGTTATGAAGCCACTGTTGTTACTACTGATGACATTGTTCACGAAGTTACCCTGGAAGGAAAGCGTATTGGCTACGTGATTAAGACAGAAAATAAAGAAACCCCATTCACTGTGGTTGATATCGACGGTCCATCAGGCAACGTTAAAACACTTAACGATGGTGTTAAAAAAATGTGTCTGGTGCACATAGGAAAGAATCTGCCCGCAGAAAAAAAAAGCCGAATTTCTGGCAACTCTGATTGCAATGAAATTAAAAGGTGAAATCTGAAAAAAAGAAAGCCTGCACACTGTGCAGGCCTGAGTGAAGAACCTGGGACATTTATTCATCACTCGCATTAATTTTAATCTGAGTTGAGGTTAAAAAGCAATGAGCACCGATAAACAAGTTTACCCACTGTATTACGAAGCAAAAAATGACAAAGTAAGAAAACGTCTCGGTATTAAAGGCGGTTTCTACTGGGCTGAAGCGAAAAAATTATCCATTGCCATCTCCCGTGGTGCTGTTGCGATTGACGATGCTGGCTACGATGAAGATGACTTTAAAAAACCTGTTCGCGTCAATTTGCCCGTTGTTGATGACCTTCCACCAGAAGGCGTATTTGATACGGAATTCTGCAACCGTTACGAAAAAGGCGGGGAAGATGGCATCACAATGGTATTTATCGCGCCCTCATCCTCTGCGCAGGACAAGCCAGCCAGCACTGACAATACCAATGTTAATGGCGAAGACATGACGGAGATTGAGGAGAATATGCTACTCCCGATTTCCGGTCAGGAGCTGCCCATTCGCTGGCTTGCTCAACACGGCAGCGAAAAACCGGTAACGCACGTTTCACGCAACGAACTACAGGCATTACACATTGCACGAGCTGAAGAACTACCAGCCGTTACTGCCCTGGCTGTTTCCCACAAAACCAGCCTGCTCGACCCGCTGGAAATTCGCGATCTCCACAAACTGGTGCGTGATACTGACAGAGTTTTCCCTAATCCAGGCAATTCAAGCCTGGGGCTGATGACTGCTTTTTTCGAAGCATACCTGGACGCAGACTACACCGATCGCGGTCTGCTGACAAAAGAGTGGATGAAAGGAAATCGTGTTTCACGCATCACGCGCACGGCTTCCGGCGCTAATGCTGGCGGCGGGAACCTCACCGATCGCGGCGAAGGTTTCATTCACGATCTGACGTCACTGGCGCGCGACGTAGCCACTGGCGTACTGGCTCGTTCAATGGACGTGGACATTTATAACCTTCATCCGGCACACGCTAAACGTGTCGAGGAAATTATCGCTGAAAATAAACCGCCCTTTTCTGTTTTCCGCGACAAATTCATCACCATGCCTGGCGGGCTGGATTATTCCCGCGCCATCGTGGTTGCGTCCGTAAAAGAAGCACCAATTGGGATCGAGGTTATCCCCGCACACGTCACTGAATATCTTAACAAAGTACTGACTGAAACTGATCATGCCAACCCTGATCCAGAAATCGTGGATATTGCCTGCGGTCGTTCCTCTGCCCCGATGCCGCAGCGTGTAACAGAAGAAGAAAAACAGGATGATGAAGAAAAACTGCAACCATCTTGCGCAATGGCAGATGAACAGGCAACGGCTGAAACAGTGGAACCGGATGCAACTGAACATCATCAGGACACGCAGCCGCTGGATGCTCAGTCACAGGTAAATTCTGTTGATGCGAAATATCAGAAACTGCGGGCAGAACTCTATGAAGCCCGGAAAAACATTCCGCCCAAAAATCCTGTCGATGCAGACAAATTACTGGCTGCCTCTCGCGGAGAATTTGTTGAAGGGATTAGCGACCCGAATGATCCGAAATGGGTTAAGGGAATTGAAACCCGAGATTCTGTGAACCAGAACCAGCCCAAATCGGAACAAAACAACCAGAAAGCGGAACAAAACAGCCAAAATGCACAGAAAAATGAGCCAGAAACGAAACAATCTGAACCAGTAGCGCAACAGGAACCGGAAAAAGTCTGTGCCGCCCGCGGTCAGAGCGGTGGCGGCAACTGCCCTGATTGTGGCGCGGTGATGGGCGACACCACATATCAGGAAACCTTTAATGAAGAAAATCTGGATGAATCTCAGGAAAAAGATCCGGAGGAAATGGAAGGCCCTGAACATCCGCACAATGAGAATGCTGGCAGCGATCCGCATCGCGATTGCAGTGATGAAACTGGCGAAGTCGCAGATCCCGTAATCGCAGGAGACATAGAGCCTGGTATTTATTACGGAATTTCGAATGAGAATTACCACGCGGGTCCCGGTGTCAGTAAGTCTCAGCTCGACGACATTGCTGATACTCCGGCTCTGTATTTGTGGCGTAAAAATGCCCCCAGTGGACACCACAAAGACAAAAACGCTCGATTTAGGAACCGCTTTCCACTGCCGTGTACTTGAACCGGAAGAATTCAGTAACCGCTTTATCGTGGCACCTGAATTTAACCGCCGTACAACCGCCGGAAAAGAAGAGGAGAAAGCGTTTCTGATGGAATGCGCAAGCACAGGAAAAACGGTTATCACTGCCGAAGAAGGCCGGAAAATTGAACTCATGTATCAGAGCGTTATGGCTTTGCCGCTGGGTCAATGGCTTGTTGAAAGCGCCGGACACGCTGAATCATCAATTTACTGGGAAGATCCTGAAACAGGAATTTTGTGTCGGTGCCGTCCGGACAAAATTATCCCTGAATTTCACTGGATCATGGACGTGAAAACCACAGCGGATATTCAACGATTCAAAACGGCTTATTACGACTACCGCTATCACGTTCAGGATGCATTCTACAGTGACGGTTATGAAGCACAGTTTGGTGTGCTGCCAACTTTCGTTTTTCTGGTTGCCAGCACAACTGTTGAATGCGGACGTTACCCGGTTGAGATTTTCATGATGGGCGAAGAAGCAAAACTGGCAGGCCAGCAGGAATATCACCGCAATCTGAGGACCCTGGCTGACTGCCTGAATACCGATGAATGGCCAGCTATTAAAACGTTATCACTGCCCCGCTGGGCTAAGGAGTATGCAAATGACTAAGCAACCACCTATCGCAAAAGCCGATCTGCAAAAAACCCAGGGAAACCGTGCACCAGCAGCAGTAAAAAATAACGACGTGATCAGCTTTATTAATCAGCCATCAATGAAAGAGCAACTGGCAGCAGCTCTCCCACGCCATATGACGGCTGAACGAATGATACGTATCGCCACCACAGAAATTCGTAAGGTTCCGGCGCTAGGAAACTGTGACACCATGAGTTTTGTCAGTGCGATCGTTCAGTGTTCACAGCTCGGCCTTGAGCCAGGTAGCGCCCTCGGCCACGCATATTTACTGCCTTTTGGTAATAAAAACGAAAAGAGCGGTAAAAAGAACGTTCAGCTAATCATTGGTTATCGCGGCATGATTGATCTGGCTCGCCGTTCTGGTCAAATCGCCAGCCTGTCAGCCCGTGTTGTCCGTGAAGGTGACGAGTTTAGTTTTGAATTTGGCCTTGATGAAAAGTTAATACACCGCCCGGGAGAAAACGAAGATGCACCAGTGACCCACGTCTATGCTGTCGCAAGACTGAAAGACGGAGGGACTCAGTTTGAAGTTATGACGCGCAAACAGATTGAACTGGTGCGCAGCCAGAGTAAGGCTGGTAATAACGGGCCATGGGTAACTCACTGGGAAGAAATGGCAAAAAAAACGGCTATTCGTCGCCTGTTTAAATACCTGCCTGTCTCAATTGAAATCCAGCGTGCAGTATCAATGGATGAAAAGGAACCACTGACAATCGATCCGGCAGACTCCTCTGTATTAACCGGGGAATACAGTGTAATCGATAATTCAGAAGAATAATTCAGCCTGGCGGTGTAATGCACCGCCAACGTGAGACAGTTTTTATGACAAAAATTATGAGATATGACGATGTTAAACCATGTCCGTTTTGTGGTTGTCCATCTGTTACGGTGAAAGCAATTTCAGGATATTACCGGGCAAAATGCAACGGATGCGAATCCCGAACTGGCTATGGTGGAAGTGAAAAAGAAGCACTCGAAAGATGGAATAAACGAACTACTGGAAATAATAATGGAGGTGTTCATGTATAAAATTACTGCCACTATTGAAAAGGAAGGTGGCACTCCTACTAACTGGACAAGATATTCAAAATCTAAATTAACGAAATCAGAATGCGAAAAAATGCTCTCAGGAAAAAAAGAAGCAGGCGTTTCCAGAGAGCAGAAAGTAAAGCTGATAAATTTTAATTGCGAGAAACTTCTGTCCTCGTGAGTTGCATTATATACAAATTAGAACTTCATAGCTGATTATTAAAAATCAACCACATCCGCCAGTATTCTGTATATTTACTGGCGGTCATATCGTAAGAGGTATGGCAATGAATCTTGTGACACTCAAAACGTGGGGAAAACTCAGATATCCGGATAACCCACCATCAATATCAACGCTGAGACGATGGGCAAGGAATGGAAACATTTATCCTGCACCTGAACTACACGGGAGGAGTTACAGGGTGGTTCCGGAGGCTTTCTATATCAACCCAAATAAGGTTGATACCGATATAACACACCATCAGCCTAATGGGCGACAAGGGAGAGACAGTCCGTTACTGGAGAAGTTAAAACATGCAGCGGAAAAAATACGATCCCAATTTGCCTAAAAACTTAACATATCGAAGGAGGGACAAAGCATATTACTGGCGCAACCCTCTGACGAAAGAAGAATTTACACTAGGTAAAATTTCAAGAAGAGATGCAGTAGCGCAGGCAATTGAAGCAAATCATTATATATACAAAAACTACTCTCCTGCTGCCTTAATTGAAAAGCTTAAAGGGTTCGACTCATTTACTATGGCAGACTGGATTGAACGTTACAAAACGATTCTTATAAGGAGAAAAGTGTCCAGAAATACTTATAAAATTCGGGTAAATCAACTGGAGACAATAAAAGAAAAATTGGGGGAAATTTTACTGACAGAAATAACCACTCGCCATATTGCCGAGTTTCTTGATTTGTGGATTGAAGGAGGGAAAAACACAATGGCAGGATCAATGCGTTCTGTGTTGTCTGATATGTTTCGTGAGGCCATTGTTGATGGACGTATATCTCAAAATCCAGTAACGCCAACAAGAGCACCGAAAATAGTAGTTACAAGAGAACGACTGAAACTAAAGACATACAACTGCATCAGGGAGGCAGCAGATCAACTTCCGGCATGGTTCCCATTAGCTATGGATTTAGCCCTTGTAACAGGACAACGTCGCGAAGACATAACGAATATGCGCTTTAGTGATATTTATGATGATCGTCTCCACATCAGGCAAATTAAGACAGGAATGATGATTGCTATCCCCCTGTCACTCAGCCTTCCTGTCGCTGGTCTACGGCTTGGTACAGTAGTTGAACAGTGCCGCCTGGTAAGCCGGGGAGATTATCTAATCAGTGCCGGGATTAGAAAAAACAGCCCTGACGGCAGCATTCACCCGGATGGCCTGACAAAAAAATTTGTCGCAGCCAGAAAATTAACAGGTATCCAGTTCAGTGAAAACCCACCAACTTTTCACGAGATCAGAAGTCTGGCTGGACGATTGTACAAAGAAACATGTGGAGAAGAATTTGCTCAGCGTCTACTTGGCCACACATCGGAGAAGACAACAAAAATGTATCTTGATGAGAGAGAAAAAACGTACTTACTACTCTGATTTTAACGTAAATGGATTGTTAAATGTATTTTGGTTGTGATATAACCAAAAAAGACCGGAATACAGAAATTCGAGTAAATTTCGGGGAATTTCGGGAAGACGTTTGCAACTGATTGATTTTAAATACAATTAAAAAAAGACCGAATACGATTCCTGTATTCGGTCCAGGGAAATGGCTCTTGGGAGAGAGCCGTGCGCTAAAAGTTGGCATTAATGCAGGCTTAGTTGCCTTGCTCTTTAAGAATAGATGACGACGCCAGGTTTTCCAGTTTGCGTGCAAAATGGTCAATAAAAAGCGTGGTGGTCATCAGCTTAAATGTTAAAAACCGCCCGTTCTGGTGAAAGAACTGAGGCGGTTTTTTATTGGAAATCAAAAGGCTATTTTAGGTAATTAACAGAGTTTTTCAGCTCGCTCTATAAACGGTGCCAGACTCATTTTTTCGCCGGGATTGTTAGGATCATCAATCTGAATCACCGAAATGGGTTGGGCTTTAGTCTTCCCACTGGCAACTTCCTTTTGTGCGATATCGTTTAAAGGATACTGCACGAGAGTACTTGGGTTAATGACATACAAAGCATCACCTGGTCGGCAAGTCAGCATCACCTCTTCGCGATTAAACGCCCATTTGTCTTTACCCACTTCAAAACGGCTGACGGTAATCACCTGCGGTGCCGCCAGCGCAGCTGCAGAACTGGTGAGTAACAGAAACGCCAGAATACTTTTTTTCATCAT